TTGTTGGTATTGCTAGGTTTTTGAACTCCTTGTACCCATTGTACCCTTTTCATTTTAGGGGGTAGGGTACAAAAACGAGTGAATAAGTGTTGATACATAACAATTCTAGTCTCTGTACCCATTGTACCCACCTAAAAAAAAAAAAAAAAAAAAAAAAAAAAATTTTTTTTAAAAAATGTTTTTCAGGTGTTTTTATTTTAATTTTTTTTTTTTTTTTTTTTTTTTTTTTTTTTTTTGACACCAAATGGGGTATATAAAGGTTACTAGCAAGGCTCTGTATAAGGGGTATATTAAGGTGTCGGCAATAAGGGGTATATAAAGGTTCAAAGGGTGATACCAAAAAAAACATTCGCTGAATCCAAGGTTGCCATATACAGTTGCCCCTGAACCCATTCACGCCTTTGGTATCCACCCTAAATGGATACGCAATGGATTGGCAAACCAGCCATGAGGGATTTGAACCCCCTACCAAAACGCCAATTTAGTTAAGTCATACTTTGTCTCAGATCCATAACAGAAGGTATTGCAATACCATCACACTTTCTCATAAGACATTTTCATCACCTAACGCATTGAACCTTTTGACAGGCTTTACCATTAGACTCACGCTTACACAGTAGTTGTGTGTCACCGTTACTTCGACCAGCGTTGCTATATATTTGTATGATCCATAGTATATAAAGGTTACTCGCAGGGCTCTGTATAAGGGGTATATAAACGTTTCAAGCCACTTATAATCCTGCGAGTAACTCTTATAACCAACCATCACATAGATATGGTATGTCAAAACAAATGAACAAAACAGAACTAACAGATATGATGAGAATAATATCACAACTGGCACTTAAATGTGATAGACTCATAAACCACGACTACTTAGCAAAAACTGATGAGGGTTATGTAGATCAATATGGAGATCTACAAAAATCAATAGTCAGCATGATCCGTGGATCAGAAATGGCATTTGAGCAACTAACGGGGGTAAAATATCACGACTAATTTACCAATAGACCCAAACACAAAAGTTGGAACTACAGTCTATAAAGAACAAATTATAGGTGGTCAGGACTATGGTTGTGCATGGCAATGGAACGGAACTTCATGGGATCGTGTCAAGGGCATGTGGGAATTAGAACTTGATAGACGATCAAGGGATCGTAAAGCAAGAGAATTGTGTGGCTGTAGATCATGCAAGAACTATGTCGGAATGTAGCCGAATAATTCTTTTTTTATTTTTTATTGCAAAGTATCTGTGAACGTTTAAATACCCCTAATTAAGGGGTATATAAAGGTTTAAAGCAGGATCAAACAAAAAAAATGATCAGATCTCGATCATTGAGCCGTCCCAAGGTTTACCATTTAAGAACCATTGAAAGTCCTTTTGCTCTATACTAACGCCCTTTAGACCGTTTAATCTCTCTTTAGTAGTTGGACTAAACCAGCCACAATTTGAGATCTCAAGTCGTCCCCGATCGTTATATTGAGCAATTAGATTGCCGTGTAAATACATAAGCCCGTCATGGACTGACATATTGCCACTTGACATTTTGCCCCCGTTCTCAAATGCATTGATTGCATTTTGTGTGATTTTTCGCATAATGTATTATTATTTTTATATTATTTAAATCTAACTCGCAGGGGTTGGAAACGCTTATTAACCCCTTTTGAATAGGGGTATATAAGGGTATTGACATTACAAACAACGTAAAAAATACTAAGTCCACCAAATAGGGGTATATAAGGGTTATGAGATGACCATAAAAAAAAATTACGACTTTGAAATAACCTTAGAGATCTGTAATCGATCTACTAATTTCATCAAGTCGTCCATTTTTGTGCTGAAGTCAAGTACGACTTCAAAACACTCACAATCAGTAGCCATATCTTTATGACATTCTGAGCATTCGTAAACCTGCGTCATAATATACATAAGCTGTAATAGTACTTAAGCGTAACTCGCAGTCAATAAGGGGTATATAAAGGTTTACAAGGACTTGATAAAAAAAAAGAGATAATCTAAACTGTTAATTCAATCCATTCTTTGTGTTTGCTTTGTTCTGGGTGTAAGTCGTCATAGATTGGTATGTATCGTTTTAGGCGTTCACGTTCTGTTTGTGTAAAGTCCTCATCATGTAAGAGGTCTTTTAGCTTGTTTGTGCCGTACTTCATTTCAGTTAGTATGCTGTGTATCTCATTAATGTATAAAGCCGTTCTACGCTTCATAAATCCTTTGAGTTTGCGTCCACGACTATAAGAATCAATAGAGCCTAAGTCGTTTTGTATTGCGTTCTTAAAGTCTTCTTGTTGCATACCGTGTTTGAAATACTCTGCATTTGCATACCAGCAATGAGCTAATTCGTGTATTACTGTGTCTGTAATACTTTCAAGCGTATTGCCTACGGCATTGATTTTCACCTTTCTATTTCTGTGGTCATATTGACCAGCCCAGTCAACTTCATAGTAAACGTATGTTACATACTTTCTAACAAAACGTTTGTTATGTCCTACGTCATCTAAGAACCCTGCATACTGCTTAAGGTTTTCAATGACGTGCTCACATATTCTGGCAATGTCTTCAGAGTGTTCTAAAGCTCCTGCGTTCATACCGTCTCTATGTCCTGTCATTTCTATAGTTGTTTCATTTGGGTGATATTTCATGTCTTATATTACGTGGTATAGTATTTAACTGTTAATCGCCAGTTTGTCAGCGAGTAACACATAAATAGTAACCCATTCGATAAGGGTATTGCAAATATTCCAACACCCTTATTAACCCCTATTTGATAAGGGGTATATTAACGTTCTTACATAACCAAAGAAAAAGAAAATGAGAGATTAGGCTGTCCTAATCCTTTTTAGAGAAGAAGAGTAGAGTTAATTTAGCGTCTGCATTCCATGGTTTGTGTTGGAAGTGTCCGATACTTGTTATCTCGAACCCTAACTCATCGGCTACTTTGAGAACTTCTCTAAAGACCATGCCGTTGATATGAAGACTTGTGTATTCTTCGTAGTCATGACTTGTTACAGTCACTTCGATTGCGTAAAAGGCTCTTGATCCCTCTTCTGCATCTTTCTCATTGAAGCGTACATATTCGACTTCTACTTTGTCCTCATTCCATTTCCATGCCTCTTCCATTCTAGCCTTGACATATTCCTCAAAGCTAATGTCTGTTGTTGTAATTGTTTGCGACATGATATAGGTTATGGATCATACTATATAAGCACAACTCGCAACAACATAGCGATAAACACTTAAGTACTCAAAACAATTCCACAGAGTTGAGATTTTACAAAGTACGTTCTAGGTGCATACAGAGAATTTTGAAAAAATTGGCGTTTTCCCTATACAAATGATACAAATATCAACCCAAATTCGGGGGGCTATTCTGATACAAATCAGGCACTAACCATATACTTACGCTTCTTGCTGTTTTCCCTAGGCTTAAGAGACAATTTTGATCCACAGCAGATACACTTACGATACAGAGTACTATAGTTTTTACCTCTTACTCTCTGCCACGCCTGACATGTTCTGCATCTTCCGTGTGAATTAAAAGGAAACATTTTATCGTCTGGTACTTCATGTTTTGCTTTCCTGTAAGGTCTTTGTTTTTGTTCCCAAGTCTTACCAATCCCCTCTTTTCTACTACATCTATTCTTGCATCTAAAAGGCAATTACCAACCCTCGAACCCCTTTGGAGGTTTTCTCTTTACGATACGTTTTTTCTTCCATTTGATAGTATCCATTACATCTTCATATATAGTCATATCTTCAACGCCTTTGGATACCTAACCCTTGTTTTATTCCAATATATACTTCTACACTTTCTATTAGCACAAGACTTTGGCTCTTCCAACTTGCTTACCCATTGGTTACCACATCGGTTACATGTGTGCATGACATAATCCCCGAATAGTTTCATACTACTTTTCATCTAAAAGTTCTCCCCTGTCTATTCCGTCCTTTTCAAGTTTTTCATCAAGGTGTCGTACTTTTTGTATTAACAGCCATAATCTGTTGTCTATTTTAGCCCTATCTCTTTCTATTGCTCTTAACTCTTCATATATCCATTTATACATTTTTTACCTTCTCCTCGTTAATTTTTGCAGAAACAACTGATCCTTGTAGCCTAAACATGCACCTGATTACCTCCCTTTTTGAGTGATCACCCAAACGCTCAGCACACACCACGCAAATCATCTTTGATAATTCTTTGTTACTAATCGTCATGGTCTTAGGCACACCTGTTCAATTAAAAATTTCTTTATTAGGTAGGCAGTTTTGGGTTTTGTATCTCCCTTGCCTATGAATGTAACTTCATGAAGATTATTATCAGATATGACCTTCCTAATCTTTTCTGGTGTGGTGAAGAGAAATTTATCTCCTGTATAAAATACCCATATCTTAGCCTTTGTGGTATTCAAGGCAGACGGTCTTCCATTAAACGAGGTTTCTATGACTAGGTTTCCAGTGTATTTTGATTTCAGATCAGATTTCACTTCAACCCCAAAATTCTTGGAAGGTACGAATATATCCCACTCTTTACAGTAGCCATCTATTATTTTGGCATCTGGGTATGTATTCCTTATTATGTCTAATACTTTTTTTTCTATTGTCTTTCCTCTCTTTAGATCCCTATGGAATGTATCCATTATTCTTTCCCACCTTTATGCTCCTTTTTTACGTGCTCCAATACTGCTGTGAAATCATCAAAGTCTGTTCTTCCACAGTAGATACAGTGGTTTATATCATACGCCTTGTTCAAGTACATCAGTTCCAAATTCTTCCTTTTCATAGCCCTCTCTTTTTACATACTTTTTTGTATAATCTCTATAGATAACCAAACCTATTATTACTAATCCTGCAGGTAGAAAAATAGGTAACAAAATTAGTCCCATTACTAGTAACCATATGTTTTTCATACTATACATATGGTGTACTCATATATAAGCCTTACTCGCACCAAAACGCTGCCTTCGGCAGCAGCTAAACTGGAGGGTGTAGTTCTTTAATCTCTCTTAGTTTATCTTCACACAAAAAGGTAAGTTTCCAGAACGTACGTTTGTCTTGTTGTGGTATGTCTTCCATTTTCATATTTTTTCCAAACGTGATTTCAAACCATCGTATCAGATTCGTATAGTCTTCTGGTTCTAGTTCTACCATGTTTATATACTCTACTTATAACTAATAAACATTGTGTAGCTGGATTGTGTAGCTGGTTAGTTACTCCAGCCCTCCCATATTGGGTATGCAAACTCACACCACTACACATCTTTATAAATGATAGTAGTATTATAAATATATGGTATTAGGTCAGAAAAAGAAGCATAAGCATGATGATGGCACTGAGCATAGCCACGCAAATGGTGATGTTTATCACGAGCATGGTAAAAAATGTGGTTGTGGTGAAGCAAGAGACATTAGATGCAAGTTACATGGCGATAAGTGACAAAAACGTTACAAAACGTTAACAAAGTATATAAACCACCGAATATATGATATTTTATGGGATTTAGAAGTACCCTAAACACGGTTTTTAGTAATTTTAGGAATATTACTAAGGGTTATACTGAAACAACTACAAGACCATCAGTAGCTCAACCCTATATGAGTACCGATACAGGTGCTAAACTACCAATTTTTCCATTTCCACTTATAATGATTTATGAGTTGGCAGATAACATTGATGCATTAAGGATACCTATTGAAACTTTGAACAGAGAGATGTTCAAGAATGGTTTCGAAGTAGTTGAAAAATTCAAATTTAAATGTGGTAACTGTGGTAAAGAATTTCAATACAAACCAGTTAAGAATGATTTGAAAGATGACCAGCCATTTGAACAGAACCAAGACAATGAAACAAGTCAATTACCAAGAAGTAATGCAAAGAAGGCTAATACAAAAGGTATTGCAACTGAAATTAATCAAGAAGAAGACATGGAATGTGATACATGTGGCAGTAATGACCTAATTAGACCAGTTCCAGAGAACAGAAAACTACTTGAAGATATGTTAGAGAGTCCAATTAACGGTAACAACCAAACTTTGGAAGATTTGGCAAGACAATTAGAAAGAGATTTGGAAATTGCAGACAATGCATATTGTTTAATACTAAAAAATTATAAAATTGATGACAGAACTGGAGTTATTGACCGTGCAAACTCCGAAATCAAGGAATTTCTTAGAATAGACCCCCCTCAAGTCGCTTTAATTGCAGACTCTGATGGTAGAATAGGTTATGATGACAAAAGAAACGCAATTTTTGTTTGTCCAAGATTTGAACACCGTGATAAAAGACTTACTACACCAAAATGTGACAGGTGTGGTGCAGAAGCATTGAAAGCAATACTTGAAGTTAACTCTGTTTACTCTATAGGCATTCCACAACCAAAGAGAGTTGTCTATGGCGAAGGTGAAGTTATTTGGAAAGCAGGTAAATACAAACCATCATTGCTTTATGGATACAGTCCTATCTATGCAATATGGTCAAAGGCTATGGCACTAAGTCATATGGACGAATACATTAGAAAATATTTCGATAAGATGAGACCTCCAAGAGGTATGTTAGTAATTGCTTCACGTAATTACGAAACATTTAGAAAATCATGGGACGTTCTTGAGCAAAAAGCAACTGAAGACCCCTACATGATACACCCACTTTTGGTTGAATCAGACAAAGGAGGCAAGAATATGGCTCAATGGATTGATTTCACTGGAAGTTTGAAGGAATTAGAATTTACAGAGATTAGAAGAGAACTTAGAATGATTATAGGAGCAGTGTTTGGTGTGTTACCACTTTACTTTGGTGAATTACCAAGTGGTTGGTCACAAGAAGGATTACAAGTTACAATTACAAACAGGGCAATCAAATGGGGACAGGATATTTTATATCAAGGATTCCTAAGAAAGTTTGCAAAGTTAATGGGAGTTGACGATTGGGATTTAAGATTGAAAGGTGGAGAAGAGAATGACAAGTTAAGAGACTTGCAGATACAAGGAGTAGAGATACAGAACATGGCAGCAATGCAAGCTATGGGATTCGAAGTTGCAAGAACACATACAGGTGAATTCAAAGTATCAAAGAACCCCATAATTAATCCACAGATGATGATGTTAGAGTCTAACAACGAAGATAAGAAACCAAACACTTCTGGTTCAAAAGGAAGAGGCAGAGGTACAGCAGCACCAAAAGAAGACCAACAAGAAGTTGACGGCAAACCAAAAAAACAGAGACCGTCTGACAAAGGTGGTATTGGTCAAGGTAGTCCTTCAAGTGGCAAGGGTACAAGTCAGTCTAAAAAAACTGCAGTAGATTATAGATTAGAACCAAAAAAGTTTCCAGATGGAATAACACCTGCAAACTTTGAAGTTGTAAAGAGAACGTTACAAAGTGCAATAGATTTTGATTGGACTAAAAAGAAAGCAGTAGAAGAATTAAGGAAAAGTGCAAGTATGACTGTTCGTGAGGCTAGAGAGTTAATAAAGCAGGAATTCCAAGATACGAAGCAATGGGAGAATGAGGACTTCTAAAAGTTTATAAAGCATTAATGTTTTGATTATATATGGCAGACATAAAGAAAACCGAAAAAGTAGAGGAAAAAACCACAGCAAGGGTCGAGTCAAAGACTGTTAAAGCAAGAATAGTCGAAACTCCAAAAGTAGCACCCAAAGTTGCTCCAAAACCAAAAGTCACAAATGTTTACAGTGCAGATTTCTCTGTTATTGATAACACAATAGAGCAAATAAAGAAACAGACCAGAAGTGTTGGAAAAAGCGAGTATGCTTGTAACAACATTTACATAATTCTGGAAGATGCATTGAAGAGAGTAATATTAGCATATAAATAATTGGCAACTAAACTAAATGTAGACACTGGAGGTCTCGATGCTGGTAAAAAGCTGTGGGAGAAACATCAAAAAGATGAATATACACATGTAGATAATTATAAAGAGGCAATTTGCCTTAATTGTTTTAGAAAAGACGCAACATCAGCCACTATAGTAGATATTTGTGGTGAATGTGCAGGTAAAAGAGGAAGAGAGCCACTATTAGCAAAAGTCGCTGATAAAATGTACGGTCTTTGTTATTTTTGTGGCAAACATAAATTTAATATTGAACAAATAAACGCTAGATTCTGTAGAAGATGCC